TTGTCCGCACTCAACAGTTTGCTGTTCAAGCAAATTAGTTGCAGTCCATTTGTTTGTTGTGGTATTGTATACCAAGGTGCTGCCCGACCCAAGCTGCGATACATCAATATCACGCAATTCAGCAAAAGTTCCTGCCCCTGCAGGTCCTGGAGGCCCTAGCTGGCCAGTTACTACTATACGGCTTTGTGAGCTTTGAGTAACCACTGTTTGATGCGAGCCTGTTACTACAGTTCTGCTCATCGTGTAACCTCCGGAACTAGTGTTAGATTACCTACCAAAAATGGAACTACTATACCATTTGGATCATATAATTCAATGCTGTAAACAGCGGTTGTAAAACTAAATGTGGCTGTTACTGTGGCAGGGATTCTAACCAGTATGGTTTTTGCAGTGTTGTCAAACAGCAGGTGCCCGCCTGCGGTGCTTGTGCCGGAGTACAACACTTCAGTACTTTCCACAGTTTCACGAATTTGCATACGTGCACTGTAGTTGTTTAGTGGAACAGGTTGATTGTACTCTATGACGCCACCACTTGTGTAAGCTGTGTACTGCAAACTGTTTGTTTGATTAATAGTAATAGTGTTTGCGGTTACATCTGTGGCTAAGTAAAAGCTGTCTCCCACATTATTAAGTTCTTTTATACCGCCTGCACCTACCACACGGAATCTCCAACCCTGTGGTAGTCCGTGCGGTTGTGTGGTAGTTATTACACAAGGTGCGCTTTTTGAAACTGCTTGAATGGGTACATAAACTTTTGTTTCAGATTCCCAGCGATACATTTCTTCAAAGGTGCTGCCTTGGTAAATTTTATAATTAAGTTTTGCTGGCTGCATATATTTTGCCTTTCTGTGCCACCGACAATTGTTTGAAGTTGCTTACTTCTTGAGTAAGGGCGCAAACCTCGTTTCGTAGGTGTTGATTTTCAACTGTTAGTTTCTGCAATTCTTTATTTAAAGCAATTATTTCTATATGCAACCTGCCTAGTTCTACGCTAAGCTTAGTATTCTGCTCGCTCATGCGCTCTAGCTCTGTGTGCATAAGTGTTATAATCGAAGTCTCTGCTTCAGTACTTCGCCAATTCTTTAAGATTTTTTGCACACCAATAAAAACCCCCATTACTGCTAATGCTACCAGGCTGACGGCTTGTAAGGTTTGCTCAAAATTAGACTCCAACATAAGTTAGTACTCCCTATTATTACTGGCTGTAATACTTACCGCCACTTAGTATATTTAACTGATTTTATTCAACGTAACCCTTATTTAACCTAAAAATTGGGAACTCGTGGACATTTTGGTATATTATAGCACAGAGGCATATAACTGTCAACACAAAAAAATACCTGCCCATTGGGCAGGTATTAAAGTTACCATCCTGTTAGCTGCATTTGGTGAGCATAGTAGCCGTACAGTTGGTAAGTAACAGAAGAATTAGACCTTTTACCATAAATAGATGACTCGCTTTCAGTTATAGCTGAGTTATCTTGAGGTAGTAAGCTAACAAATAAATAATCATGTGTGCCAACACTGCGAATGATTTTTATTAAGGTATTTTTATCATTGTCAGGTAGTAAACTAAAATCAAAACTAAGCGTATCGTACATAAAGCTGCGATCTGTGACCAAGTCGCCGCTGTCGCGTCTGGTGGTTTCTGAATCGTCAACAACATCAAACTGTATGCCGTTTTGAATATTATAAGTAGGTGACCAATAGTCGCCTACTACAATACTACTGCAATCAATATACCCTGCTGGATTTGAGGTATCCACAAGATCAACAACAATTGCGCGAACGTTTGTGGGCCTAGCAGTAAACCAACGGACTGCTTTAACACCTCCGCCATAGGCAAAGCTGTTAACATTCCTGGCCGTTGGCCACAGCTTAGGGTCGAGATTAAAACCAGGAACTGCCAAAGCGGTTCCTGAGTCTGTTATTAGTGCTGTAGCATTTGTATCGCTATATAACCGTACACGCATACTAGCAGTAGCAGTTAAATTAGTACAAGGCAGTGCTACACAACCAATAATCTGATTACTGGCCCAACGCAGTGTATAAGTAACACTAGTACCTGTACTACGATGGACTTGAGATTTTAGATTAGTTAACAAGTTAGCAACCGCAAGAGTTCCGCTAGTAGTACTGGCGGTTAGCTGGCTGGTTGAGCTTGCTATATTATCATAAACTATGCGCATATTTGGCATATTGTTCCTTTATTTTATCCACACATGTAAATACACGCAATTTGTTTTACTTGAGTAGGCGAGTCAAATACTACGGTTTCACGAGCTTTGGCAACTGTAATTGATCGTACAATATCATCGCTTTGTCGCATACCTTTGCCAGGTATTGAGCTTGTAACAATTAAGTCACCTAGTTCAATAGTACCATTTTCTCCACATACGTTAATTTGACCTTCGCCAAGACTGTTTATTGCAACAAAATCGTGGGCTGCGACAACTTGCTCAAACTTAGGGTCTAGCTTGTAGTCTACTACTTCTATTGTAACACCCTGTTCCACAGTTTCGCGTGTAGTAGGAACTTTTAAAATATATGGGATTTCTGTGTTTTTATCTACATATATTCCAATAGCACCTTTTTGATTTGCAGTTGAGCTAAGTGTTACTTGTGTTATTGTATCACCAATACCAACTTTGGCAACCACAATACCTGTATCCACTAGTATGTCCCCTGGTTCTGGCGTCGCTGTTTTATCCAGTAGGCCGTCGTGGCATCCAGTAAAAGGTGCCAAACCCCCTAGCACCGTTGCACCATAGCTAGGGCCTCCAATAGTAATCCCGCGAGTATCTATACCGTCTATATTGGTAGTCATTAACTTACCACCAAAGCTATTAGCTCCTTCTAAATAGGCTAATCTAACATATGTTGAGGTACCACGAGTAGCAGTTGTTTCTGAAGCGCTACCGCCCAAAGCATTAGCGGGATCTCGGCGTTGTCCAAAAATAGCGGTTTGGTTTGCTCCATGTGCTAGTGAAACCCCTACTACAACATCTACACCACTAACGCTTTCTGTTACTGGAAATTGGCCTGGTATATTTTTATACGTATTTCCAAATAATGCTGCAGCGCTGACTTGACTAGCAGTAGAGGCGGCAAAACCGACGTTAAGTAACCCAGAGCAGCCTAAACCAGCTGCATCTGCTCTCGCACTTTTAAAAAACCCTGCTGTAAGTATGCCCTGAAGAGCAGAGCCCATTCCAAAACCAAAAGTAAGGTTGGATTGAGTTGAAATTGTCCCTGACTTAATACTATCAGCAATTAGTGTGCCTGTAGTAATATTACCGCCGTGAATAGAAGTATAATTTTGTGTACCTAATCCAAGTATAGTAGCATAATTACTTAATGCATTAGTTTGATCTGTAAAAGTCACTAATCCACTAAAGTTTTGGTGGTTAAATGGGGTGCTAAAAGTAGGTGCTCCCAGATTGGTACCAAAAGCTGTTTCTGTTACCACATATCGTGTTGCCCAGTAAGTTCCGTTACTGGTCATGGTAATTCCTGTACTCCAACCACTAGTTAGATTACTAAAGCTACCGTCGATAAAGTTAAAACTACTAGCACTTGGCGTACCTGGGTTGTTGCCAGTTGAACTAGTATAGTAAATATAACCACTAGTAGATTTTACTGCATTTGACCCTGGTGTTCCGGGAGCACCTGGGGCACCGGGAGCACCAGGAGCACCAGGATCCCCATTTTTACCACCAATACCAATAACAACGGCTTGACTAAAATCTGAGGCAAGGACTGAGTCAGTTGCTGTATTGCTGGCAGCCATTGCATATCTGGCCCATAAATATTCTCCATTGCCAATGCTTGGGGCTGTTGTTGTCCAACTGTTTAACGTACCACCACTAAGTGCTGAAGTTGCAAATGTATAGGTAAAAGTTCCACTAAAGGCGTCAGGCGGCGTACTGGCGCTGATGTTTTTTCTAAAAAGTTCAACTCTGGCAGTATTAATACCAGGTGTTCCAGGTGTTCCACCGCCCGAACTTATGGCCGCTCCACTAAATTCAAAAGCTTCAATAGTGTCTGTGGTACCTGTACTACTAGCAACCGCATAACGAACCCACAGAAACTGATTAACACCTACGCTAGGAGGTGTTTGGCTCCAGCCATTTAAGACACCGCCACTTAATGCCAAAGTGCTAAATGTATAGGTAAAAGTACCACTAAATGTATCGGGCGGAGTACTAGAACTTGAGTTTACAGCATACAGTGCTACAGTTGCTGTAGATACTCCACTTGTACCTTGCTTGGCTTTAGCAATTTTGTAGGTATACGTGTAATCTACCGTACCAAGCCTAGCTGTTAGTGTAAACGTTTCTCTATCGCTTGTCCAAGTTGCACCAGTTAAGGTGATTGCACCCGTGCTGCCGTCAATAGCTAGCGTTAATCCATTTTTTACAGTATTACCACTGTAAACAACTCCAGTAGTTAGTCGGACTCCGCCTTTGAACAGTCTCAAAAAGTTACCTGTGGGAAGTGTATAGCCAGTACCGTTTGAGGCTGCTGTTATCACATCCGCTTCGCTTAGCAAGTCAACAAACACAGCATCACTGCCAGCACGAGATTTTGCAATAGAATAGTCAGCAGTATACACTACCCCACTATAAGTAGCTGTTACTCTAAAAGTTTCTTGGTTGCTTGACCAGTTAGCGCCGCTTAGTGTAATTGATCCGGCTGAGTCAATAGTTAAAGTTAAACCATTTTTAGTAACCGTACCTCCATAAGTAACTCCAGAGGTTAGTGTATTGGCTCCACTATATAGTCTTAGTGCATTGCCCGTTGGCAGCACATATCCAGTACCATTATCCAATGTAGTAACTACATCCGACTCACTAATCAAGTCTGTAACTATGCCGTTTGTGCCGTTTGTGCCACCAATACTAATAACCACTGCTGTGCTAAACTCTGCATCGGTAACTTGGTCAGTTGCACCACTACTAGCAGCTACAGCATAACGAGCCCATAAATATTCACCATTGCCAATGCTTGGAGCACTACGTGCCCAACCGTTTAATGTACCGCCAACTAGTGCTGAGGTGCTAAACGTATAAGTAAATGTGCCAGTAAATGCTGCAGGCGGCGTAATAGCGCTGGTATTTTTTGCAAACAATTCAATGGTGGCAGTATTAATACCATTAGAGCCATTTGTTCCCCCAATAGACATTACCACAGCTGCACTAAATTCAGTGCTAGCAATAAGATCTGTTGTGCCAATACCGCTAGCAACCGCGTAGCGAACCCATAAAAACTGGCCGTTGCTTATACTAGGCGCTGTTTGGCTCCAGCCGTTAAGGGTGCCACCACTTAATACGGAAGTACTAAATGTGTAGGTAAATGTGCCTGTAAATGTTTCAGGAGGTGTAGTAGAATTTGAGTTTACCGCGTATAATGCTACTGTAGCTGTATTGTTGCCATTCGATCCTGGAACACCTTGTCTGGCCTTGGCAATTTTGTAGGTGTATGTGTAAGATATACCGCCAAATGTAGCCGTTAGTAGAAAAGTTTCTCTGTTGCTTGTCCAGTTAGCTCCACTTAGGGTGATTGCACCACTGTTAGCGTCAATAATTAACAGCAGCCCATTCTGCGTGTTGTTACCAATATAACTTACACCAGAGGTTAGCTGTGTACCGCCCCTGAATAGTCTTAAACTATTGCCTGTGGGTAGTGTATAGCCCAGGCCTTCTGCATTTGTTGCTACTATATCAGATTCGCTTAGCAAATCAATAAGTATGGCGTCACTGCCAGCACGAGATTTTGCAATAGAATAGTCAGCACTATAAATATCCCCTATCGAACTAATAAAACTAGGGGTATAACGTATATTAGTAGGGCGAGTACCAAGTCTATCATCATTGCCAAGATTAAATAGCCCCCCGTCATCGTGCCCCCAATCAGCAAACCAAACAAATCCAGCAGTATCAACAGACCCCCAGATATCCATATCAGTTTGGGTGTCTAATGTTCCTGCTGAGAAACTTAACTTTCCTGTGGTACTAAAAACGTTGGTATTAGATTTCCAACCTGTAGTGCCGCCATAATAATACAGAGTATTAGAACACCAAGTTGTTGCCCCATCAACAGAGAACAGTTGAGTTCCTATTGCGTCTTCTTCAGTAAAATTAGTCTGTATTGGTGCAGTACTTAAAACCAATTCTTGCATTAAAGAAATAGTATCGTTGGTTAAATTAACAGTTACAATACAGGCAGTATTATTACCATATCTGCCAATAATAAACTGATTTACTCCATCACTAATAGTCCACAGATTGTTAACGGCTTGACCTATGCCTGTAAAATTTGCAAGAAGTGTGTTGCTGAAAGAAAATGCAGTACCATTATTTACTTTGGCAGCTACAGTAGCAAAATTAAGTGCTATGGAGCTACCAGTAAGAGGAAAACTAACAACTGTAGAATTTATTCCAGATACTAAACTAGTTACATCATACTTAGTAGTAGCACTAAGTGTTTGCGCACTTGTAAGTTCTTGGCTACCCCTAAATTTACGATAATTGCCTTGTGTAAGAGTACTAGTATTAGTTAGAGACAGTATGCCAGCACCATCAGCATCTACAAATAATGTGTCGTGATCGTCGTTGGAACCAAACAAAATAGAAGAAACAGGTGCAGTATACGTCAACGGCTGGTCTGCTAGCGTAAAAGCACTTTGACTAATTGTGCTTCCTGTTTTTTTATAGGAAACAACAACTTCTTGTGAGCCGTTTGCGGTTGCTAATAAGTACTTTAAGAAGCCAGAAGCTGCCAAAACACTTGCTGTTGGGTGTGCTGCAATAGTATCCACAGATATAACAGGACCTAAAGCTCTGGCGTCAAATTGTGTGGGGGACACACTAATAATACTTTGGGAAGCAGAACCAACTGAAGCAGTAATGTTGAAAGTTTCGGAATCACTTGTCCAATTAGTGCCGCTAAGTGCAATACTGCCTGTTGCTGGATTAACAGTTGCTGTTAATCCATTTTTTGTAGCTGTTCCGCCATAAGTAACATCGCTAGTAACCAATGCATTACCGGAATACAGTCTTATTGCATTTCCGGTAGGTAACGTATACCCTTTACCGTCGGCAGCTGATGCTACTACATCGGCTTCACTAATCAGATCAACTATTACTGCATTTTTACCAGGAGCTCCATCAGAACCTTTAGCCCCTGCTTTTACTTTGGCAATATAACACGTTTGTAGTACATTAATTCCGCCAGGTGTTTGACATCTTATAACTACCTTAGCATTTGTAATATTAACATCAGAGAAAATACTACCAGTTATTGTAAACTCTTGATTCCACGTACCAGTTACTGAGGTAATAGTAGCAACACAGTTTTCAGCGCTGGCAACAGTATATGTTATGTCTGTACCAGGAGTTAGCAGTGCAATTCCGCGAGCTCCAATAATGTGATTGGTTATTTGTGTGATACTATTTTCAACAACGCCCAAATTATTTGCACTTACTAAAATTTGCGGATCTTTGAATAAAAATGTTAGTGCATCACTGCCTTCTTCAAGATATGCAATAGATATAACATCAGATATACTAATGGCTGCATTGGTGCTAGAAGTTACTGTTAGACGTATTGTGTATACGCCCACTGCGGCTGGGCGATTAAACCCAAAATTTGGGGTAGTTACACTAGGTTGAGCTACGCCATTTACTGTCCAAGTATATACAGGATTTGGTATATTTTGAATACTGCTACTAATAGTAACACTATTAGTATTGTGTGTGCCATTTTTAAATTTAATAAACACTAATTCAGTGGTAGTTAAACTAACTAAGCTAGCAGTAAAGCCTTGTTTTGCTTTTGTAACAGTAAAAGTTTTTGTTTGAGTCGGCCAACCAGTACGAGTAGCAGTGCAAGTTAAACTAGCCGTATCTTGTTGCATGGCTGAAACAGACACAGTTCTAGTATTTGCATCTGCTGCAGTTACTCCGCTAGGCACTGCCCAAGAATACGCCCAGGCGCTGGAATTATCTACACTACCTATCAAAATACTCATAGTAGTGGTTGCGGATACGTAATTTCCGCCAGCCCCTAGGGCATCTGTGGCTACAGTAGTATTATTCAGACTTAGGCTGGATACAACGGACTCAGATACGTTTGATATAACCGTAGAAGTAGTGTATGTTTGGCCATATGCAACTAAAGTTGCAGTTACTGTAACAGAACTAATTGCAGCAACAGAAGCAAATGGTAGACTTAGTACGTTATTACCTATTGTAGTAAAAGTTACTGCAGGGGTTGTAGACCAAGTAACCGCCCCCCTAAGTTCGCCGGATAAATTAGCTGTAACAAGTATACTGCTAGGCGAAGTGCCAGAAGCCGTACTACTAAAAGAGTTAGCTGTTGGAGTAAGTGCAATAAAGTTACTTGAAACACTTACTAGCCTAGGATTTGTTTGTTGTAATAGTAAATCTCTTGCGTTAGTTATTGATGCCATTATACAAGCACTCCTAAAGTTACCCTACCCAATATCCAGTCTCTGTTAATACTTACTATAATACCAGATTTAGTATTGGCTAAGTCAAAACGAGAGTTATTTAAATTAATTGTGTCGCCTAAATTCACTAACAACAGGTGAGGATATGCTGTCATTGAATAAACTGTTCTTGGAACTTTAAACAAATTATTGCGGCGTGCACATTCTGCTTGAGCACCTGCAACAGTTATTAACAATGTATTTTCTGGTTCAGGTTCCGTTGTTAGCACATACCTAGTGGCAACACTTGTGTCAGCAACAGATTCAAACAAATACTCTGTGTTAAACAGCGGAATACTTGCAGGATTAACGCCTGCAGCTAGTCCACTAGGTTGCACTGTCCAGTTCTTACAGTAGCCTAATTTTGTTGCAGCCCGCACCACAGACTTATCCGCAATATTTAAACTTTTTGACTCTAAGTCCACAGAGTTAACGGTATGAGAAGTACCTGTACCAGACATATCCAGTCGTACTAATTTTAACAAACCCAAATTACTAAAAGTAAGTTGCGCACCAATACTGTTTGCTAGTCGATTACATACTTCAAGTATATTTTCTCTGCTAGTACAGTAAACGCCTACAGGATATGGATACAGCGTTTCAAATTGTTGAAAATTTGCTAGGTCAATATCGGAGTCAGTTAAACGTGTGTTTACTGGCCCATAACTTTTTACTATCAAACGAATTATACCTGGTATGGTATTGTAATAAATACCCACATCTTTGGCACCTTGAGCACTGCATGTTATCTGCCCATAGGGAGTTTGATTAAGCGTAAACTTACCTGCAGCTACATTTTTAGTAAAGCTCACAGGCACGCCATTGTCCCTGACTTCAATTATGTCTTCAATCGGTCCGGTGTGTACTTGATATGTTAGCGCGCTGCTGCTTGCAACAAGTGGTGTTACATTAAAACATTCACCAAAAATAACTGGTATAAGTGTTTCGCTACCCAATTCAGAGCTTTCTAACAGTGTTTCTGATATAGGATTATTTAGTCTTTGTAGCTTATCCACAAGTACTAAATTTATACGATCTCTGTTTCTGCTTACAATATCGGAAACTAGTCCCGAGAAAATAAGTGTATAATCATCTCTGCTCCAGCTAGCATCACCAATGTACACTCGCAGTTTACGATTTGTCCAAACGTAATTTAACCAAGAGTCCTTACTACCATCGGTATTGTCAATCTCAAGATCTCCATAACCAATACTAATAGAGTTATCTAACGATAAGTTTTCACTAAAACTTACCCCTCCTACTAAGCAAGGATCGTAAGTAGTATTAACTGGTATATCAGAACTGTTAGTTACAAATGGTCTATTAGCCAGATACAAGGTAGCCGATTGGCTACCTTGTACTAACACATCATCTATCTCAACTAAAATAGTTCGAATATTATCAGCTGCTTTTAACCAACTAATTATTTCGGCTATTGTTTTCATACTACTTGAGTTCTCCTACGAAGTGCTTCTGAATACGAAGCGGTTGTTTTTGTGTCTTTTACACTATTTGTAATTTCAACTGTGTTGCGGTTAGTGGCTTCTACGTTGATAATTGAACCATTAGCCACAGTCTTTTCCAGTGAGTCGATTTTTTGATTTAGTTTGCGAATTTCGGCAACAAGTATTTCATTGGTTTTATTACGGTTACCAACACTTGCCATTAGTTCCATATTATCCGCTGCCGGTATAATACGTTCACCTTGGTGAATTTGTGCAACCATATCTTCTGGAACAAAGTTTGTGCCCATAGCAAAAGCCGGTAAGTTGTAACTACCAAAAAAGCTTAGTAGCTCCGACTTAGGTACGCCCAATAACCACTCAACTTCTGTGGAGTTAAAGCCCCACTTATTTACTAAGTTATCATAAAAGTGATTGACATCTGCCCAAGTACCTGAGGCTTTGGCATTGCCCATCCAAGCGTTTAAATTTTGTCCAAGAATATTTTGAGTAGATACTTCGCCTTGTGCGCCAAATATATTACCTTCGTCTATAACAGCACGCTTTGTGTTCATAGCAGTTTGACGTAAATCCACAGACTTAAGTTGTGAGGCTGTGGCTTGTGCTGCAATTAAAGCCTGTGTAGCTTCTAGCACAGTTAAAATACTCTTGCTAACTGAAAGTTGAGATTCTAGTGCCGATATTTGGGATTCTAAAGCTAGTAGTGATTTTTCTTCTGTGCTTAACTGCGAGATTAGTGCACTTTCTGTATTACTTAAAGCGCTTTGTACTAAGCTAAAGTCTTCTGTGTATTGTGCGGAACTTGCATTATATATACGACTTGCATCCAAGAAAGCACTTGCGGAACTTTCCAGTTGGCTTAACGCAGCGTCTTTTGTACGCTGCTCTTCTGGCGTTACAGCCGTGCCCATTGCAGTTGCTAAAATTGCATCAAATTGGCTCTTAGATTCGGCATATCTTTGTGCAGGAGTTAGCGGTGACGCTGAACCAAGCAATAAAGAATCTTTGAATTTTTTCAGAGAATTAATATAATTTTTAAGTGAATTAATAGTAGAATCTGTTGTGGATTTTTGCTGCTTTAAGCTACTAACTTCATTTTCACGAGCTTTTGTTAGGTTGGATTCTGCGTCTTTAACATCTTCTAGCGCAAAAATGTATTGTTGCGTTGTACGTAAGCGTTCATCGGTTTCGCCTAATATTTCGGTGCGTTGTGCAGCCAATAACTGTTCTGGAGTGCCTGTTAGCTCTAGGATACTCATTCGCATAGACTTGGTTTTTGCCGCAAAATCTTCTGCTGCGGTAGTTACCTGATCAAATCCTTCTGCAACAGTTATTAGTGCTTGATAATTTTGCTGACCAGCATCAGTAGTTAAATCTAAGTTTTGCACTAGTTGTTTAAACTCTTGGCGGGTATCTACGCTTGCAAAACCCAGTCTGGCCATTTCTTCTGTTACAGCTTTTTGAACCGGAGCTAAACGTTCGGCTTCAGTTAAAAAGTTTTCGCGGAAAAAGTTAGTTTGTTCTAGGAAGGTTTCTAGCCCGCCAGCTATATCGGCAAGTGTTTCAGTTATAGCAAAGCTTAATTCGCCAGAGTTTATTCCAATATTTTTAATTTGTTGGTTTATCTTGGTGTTTGTGTCTACAACACGCACAACAGTTTCCAACATGCCCTCACCAAAATTGGCAAAACTTTTAAAATTACTAAATACTGCTAGAGCAGCGTCGTCTAGTACGGTACCAATGACGGCACTTAGTTCTTTTTGGAAGTCTTCACCCTTTAAACCGCGTAAGCTGGTAAAGTTTTTACCTATGTCTAAGGTGCCAAGAATTTGATTTACTGCTGTTTTTTCTATACCGGCTTTTTTACCTACTTCAACAAACAGCTTAGTAGCATTACCAAATATGTCTTGAAAGAAATCTGAAGTAGCATCGTCAATTTCTGTGCGCTGCTCTTCAACCCAAGTTTTGGTTTTGCCGTACCAACTTTTCTTTGACACAGTTACTTGTTCAAAGAAGTCGATAACTGCTGCATTAGTATCGCTGGCCAGTTGTGCGAAAGTACCTTCGATTATTAAGCCACTGTCAGTAATACTACGCGAAGTTTTGCTGGCTAAAAATCCTGAGCCAAGTAATCCACCACCGCTTTGTGAACCAGTGACAGTACCAAACATACTTCCGCTACGTAAACCTTGGATACCGTATAAACCTTTGGCAGTATTATTAATACCATTATCAATACTAGCTAGTAAATCAACCATTTGGTTGTTATAACTTAAACCGTCCACTGAGTTATCTTTGATAATTTCTAACGAATTAGCAATTGACTCTGACTTAGCGTCTGTGTCCCCAAATACGCCGCGACGTACTTGAACTTTAGCACCTTCACTATTATAACCCATTGCAGTGCCTTGAGTTTCTTGACGTTGTTCAGCGTTTGGTATAAAACCGCCACCCCCGCCTCCACCACTTTTACCAAGTAAACTTAAAAAGAATGCACCAGCAGCTACACCAGCAATCATACCAAATGGGGCGGGTATTTTTGCAAGATAGTTGCCAACGATTTCACCGTATGTAGTTGGCGCTCTGGCAGCTGCACCTGCGGTTGCTGCTGCGGTTACCGCAGCTTCGGTTCCAACTTTAGCAGGAACTTCAGCTGCCCACAAACCCAGTTTTGTTAAACTGGTTTTTATTTCAAGAGCTAAGCTTGCTAGTTGAAAACCTTTTTCAGCAACTGCAAACACTTTGTAAGCACCAGTTTTTTCCTTAAACAAATTTTTGGCCGATCCGGCTAGCTTTGCATTACCTGCTAGTTCCGTACGGGTATTTTTAGTTCTTTGAGTTGCAATTTCTTCGTCTAGTGCCAGCTGCAATTTAGGGTCAGTTGTTGCTGCACGTTTTGTTTCTAAATCTAGTAAACTTTTTGCATTCTTTTCACTTGCTACCGCAAATTCCGTGATTGCACTAGTCATAGCACCGATTTTGGCTCCCATGTCTCCAAAAACATCTGCTAAAGATGTGGCGAGTAAGCTACTGTTTTGTAATAGCTCGTTATATTTAGCTTGCTGAGTATTGATCTTTTTTGTTTGATCTAGCAAAGACACTTTTGAGTTATATTGATTAGTTAACCCGGCTATAACATTATTAGTTAGTGTTTCTTGTCTAGCTAACTCTGAGGTTTCTGCGTCAATATAAGCTTTATTTTTTTCCGCCCCATCAGCCGTAAGTGCCTGTATTCTTATTTCAGCAGCTTCACGTTTTTGGTTTAAAGTATCTTGGGCTTGTTGCATAGCAATATTACTATCTAATAAAGCCTTTTCCTTGTCCAGGGATGTTTGCAATGCAATAACGTATTTTTGTGAATACTCATTAACAGAGGCTTGCAGATTTAATACTTGACTATTAGTATCCAATCGTGTAACAGCTATTTGATTTTCTAACTCGCTGGTAGACTTTAATACTTCATATCGTTTATCTAGATCCGATAGTTCTTGAACGATTAACTGTTGTTTATTTTTTGCATCAATTACAGACGTATCTGCTTTTTGTGCTTCTTCAGTTCCCTTTTTTACTTTATTTAAAAAGCTAATTTGTTGTAGTTGAGTGTCTTGAGCAACGCGATCTTGTAAGTTAACAGCATCTGCATATTTGCTTTCTGCTTGCTGAATTCTTGCAGTAATTTCTTCAAGCTCTCTTGCTTGTTGATTGGCTTTTTCTTTTAAATCTAGGCTTTGTTTGTTGGCAATAATTTCTGCTGTTGTTACACTTGCAATGTTTGACATTATTTCTTGCCTTGCAAGTAAACTAGCAGTGGTCTTATCCGCTATTTTCTTCAATTCTTCTTCTTGAGCTAGTTGAGCTAAAGGTAGGTCTCCTTTTAGACCAAGCTGACTTGCAGTTAATTGTCCGCCAGCAAGTGTCTTTGCCGGTTTAAGTGCTGCTTGTTGTATACTTTTCTGACGAGCTATGTCTGCTTTGATATTAGCTTTTTCTTTATCGCTTAATAAGTCTGAATTTAGCATTCCGGCTGCACCAACTCCACTTGCACCTAATCTAGCTTTTTGTACGTCTTTAGAAGCAGCTGTAACTGCGGATTGGTCTGCTTTACCTGCATTTTTTTGTAAGGCATTAGCTTCTGCTTGTAGTGCATTTGCTAGTTTCATCTCATTTACAAGACTAGTTTGCGTATCCAGCATTTCTTCGGATATTTTAATATCAGCCAAACGCGCTTTTATTTCTTGCTGAGCATATGCTGCGTCTGCTTGTAGTTTTTGCGGACCTGTTAAGTTAGATGTTAAAGCTTTACCAATTGCTACTGATGCTGCAGTCTGAGCTTCTCGTACTGCTTTACCAATAAAAGCCATTCCTCGTTCAAATAAACTTTTAGAGGCAGCTTCTACTAAAGCAATACTTTTGTCTACAGCATCACGGGGGGCTGCCTGCAAGGCTTTTTGAACTTCGCGAACATTGCTGTTAGCAATGCTTGCTTGTTGTCTAGGACCTTGACCACTTGCTAAATCTTGTGTGGAAGTTCCACGCATTGCAGAGGGAGCACCTTCGGTTTCTGTAAAAGAAGCACCACGTGTACCAGCATTAGTATTTGCTAGGCTTAGTTGCTCTTGATAAGTTACTAGAGCGCTATTTAAACCATCTATAACTGCTTTTTGCTTGCCAAATTCTGCGCTGATCTTTCCAAACGCGTTTACAAACTCTGGCCCAAACATTGCGGCCTTTTCCATATTAGTAGAAATTTCTTCCAGTGCTTGTGCTACTCTGTCTGGCCCTTGTGCAATTAAGGCGTTTAAGCTACTGCTTACCGCAACTAGACTTTCACCGTACTTAAATGCAGGGCTGGTATCTAAGAATGAGTTGCTTAAAGTTTTTTGTGCTTTTAATGCTTCATCCGTTTTATCTTTGAAACTTTGCAGTGCAGAACCTGCGTTTCCAAGCAGTCTATTAGAATTATTTTGAATAGATATTAGCGCATTTTGCTGCTCTTTGCTTAGCTTTTTAAATGCAGCGGCTACTTTATCTACATTTTCTATATCATCTATTTGTAGTATCTTTTGTACTTGAGCTTTGTACTCGTCAGCTAAACCTTCACGTTTTAGTAGGTCAAGGCTAGACTGAATCTGACCTGATACAGTTTTTGCTAATTTTGATGCTCTGTCCTTGCCAACAAATGAAAATACGCCGTCCCAAAAGTTATCCCAGCCGTTTGATGCCTTATCAGTTTCGCGAGAAAGTTTTATGATATCAGATAGGCTGCCAGATACTTGGTTTAATGCGTTAGAGAATGCAACAGTATTAGCAATAGTGCGTGTAGCAAACCCATCAATAGTTGAGGCTGCTGTTATTGTACGTGCAACGTTAGCCATAGCTTCTTGAGCAGTTGTTAAAGCTGAGTTTAGCTTTTCTGCTTGTTTAGCATTTTTTGTAAACCAAGAGTCTAATAGTGTGAAAGCGGCAACTGCAATACCAATAACTTGCCCAACTTGCCCTAAACTACTTAATACTCCCATTATGCGAGTACCCACAGCAGCTAACCCGCCTTGTGCAAGGGTACTAAATCTAGCAAACCCAGTTATACCTTTGTCAGCTATCTCCTGATTTAATAACTGCCACGCTACTCTAATTCCAGAAATTTGAGCTACTTGAGCAGCATTAGATATAGCGTTAGTTTGGTCTACTTTACTACGTAGTTTGTCGTATTTTTGTAGCGCAATAACTTCAGGATCAAATCTACTTAGCGGTTTATTAGCAACATTTTCAGTACCTTCGCGCGCAGTTGCAAGTGCTTGTTTCTGCTGGTATAAATCAATTGTTTTTTGTATGTACAAAGCTTCCTGCTTGGCTGAAGCGATTTGCGCTTCAGAAGCTTTTTTACTGCCGCGCATGCCTGTTTCAACAATATCATTTCTATTTGCCAAAACGTTTTTAACAGTTGTAAGGCTAGCTGCATCACCTGCAGCTAACTTTTGTACAGAAACTAAATTCTTTGGTGCTTTTAATTTGTCTAGGTCAGCCTGAGCTTTTTTAACGCCTGCCTCTAAGTCTGGTATTTTAAAGCGTCTTTCTAGGATTGTTTGGAATTTGTCTCCAAAAGACGCTTTAAAGGCTTCTGCGGTTTTTAAAGCTTCTTCGGCGCTGTTGCGTAAACCTGCGCGAAGTTGCCCGATTGCAGGTAGTGCTTGCTTTAGCAGTATTACCCCTATACCAGCTAACACAGCCCCAAGTGCAGCAGGAGATTCTGCTAACAAAGAAACCACTGGTACTAGAACTTTGTTAACTACTTCTAGTCCAGATTGTATTACATTTTTTAATGTGGCTAATAGCTTGTCATAAGGGTTTGCTGCTGCTTCTGCAAGAGCACCAAATTTCTTTTCGCCTTCCTCTAATACTGCGTTAGCAAATGCCTGGCGACGCTCAAAGTCACTTAGTGCATTAACGCTTTTGCCAATTTCTAAGGCATAACGTTCAGTAGCTGGGCCGATTTTTGTAAATAAACCTAGTTCGTCCAACAATTCTGGTTCTAGTTTAACAATACCACGGCTTAAGCGACTTAGGGCATCCGGCATAGCCACACCAAGAGCTAAACTCGCGTTTTTTGCTACCAGGGCCAAACGTTCAATATTTTTTCCGCTCATGCCTGCACTGCTGGCTTGAGCAGTTGCGGTCATTGCTTCGCGCATGCTGATAGCCCCGTCTGTTACTTCAACCAGTCGCTTACTTAGTGAGCCCAGTGATTGACCGCTGGCAGCGCCAAGCGTGTCTAATCCTCGTATAAGGTTGGTAGTATCAGCAGCATTTTTAAGTGCAGTAAAAGCAGCACTAGCCGCAAATACGTTAGCAGCTAGTGTGGCGTATAGGCGAACTAATCCACCAAGACCCTGTGCTTGGTTTGCAAAGTCACGAGCACTAGCACCAGTAGTACCAGCGGTGCCGCGAGCGCGGCCGTATTCTTCGCCGCTTAGCATCTGTTGCGAGCCAGTAGGCGCTGCTGCTTTGCGCGATCCAGGAGTACCACCAGGTGCCATTGTGCTTTTAACTGGCACATTAATGCCAGCAGCTGCGCGTTGGGCTTCGGTTGCTGCCTGTGTTATTTCTTGGAAGTTTTTAACAGTCTTTTTGGCTGTTCCATTGTCACTGACATTTACGCCAATGTTTATATTCTGTGTTGCCATTTGTTCTCCTAATAGCTGTACACCATTCCAGTTTAAAAATCAAACTGGGATTTATAGTTTACACGATTATAGCACACAGGCACGGATTTGTCAAACCAAATTTTTTTAGCTACAAAAAAGCCCGCAAGCTTTTTACGGCTGCGGGCTTTTTGCTTTTATTTTTTCGCTGATTAGTTTTTGACGTACACCGTCCATGTGCTGTAAGAAATCCAAGCATAACAGGATTTCTTCAGCATCTAGTATATTGTATACTTGAAATAAGTTAAAAACTATTGAGTAATCTTTGCCAAGATAACCACCACCCATCGAATCCCAGCAGTCTGCTAGTATTCCGTATAGCACAAAACACTGCTGAACTAGGTCTGGAAAGTCACTGACTTCCACAGGTATTTCTTCTTCTATTGGCTCTTGTGCCAACATTTCACACATTTCAAAGTAAGCGTCCTTTGTCATGCGTACATCCGAATTTTGAAAATACCTGCGAAGCTGTTCGCGTATGTTGGTTACTTGCTGGCTGAAAAGTTTCCCAGGTCTGTTACCTGCTCACTTACAAAACTGTCAAAGTTTGTGGAATTCTTCATTAAGTACAGTGCGTTTTCTTCTGAGTACTCAAGCTCTGCTTCTGCATCTTGACCAGTTAAGTCAACTGGTGCTAATTGTTCCAAGTACTTAAGCTTTAGTCCGCCCCAACCTTTGATGGCGCTTTTAACGTATAGTTCAAGGAATAGTTCGTCGTTTAGTTCTTCAACTGGTTGACGGTTCTTGAAACTTGTTTTAGTAGACTTTTTACGAATGCTTTGCAGCGTTTCGCGGCTTAGGAAAGCAACCTGAATTTTAAAATCTGGCATCCCTGGGTATTCTACCTCTAGAGATTTTGAAGGAACTAACAGGGTTTTTAATGAAATTGACATATTATGTAATATTTATGGTTATCAAACAAAGAAAAAAGCGGTACCGGGGATCAGCCGGTACCTTGAAATTAACGCAAATTAAGTTGCGTTAGTTGTGAAGTAACGAACTTCTAGTTCGTTTGCTACACCAATATCAAATGCTCCAGTTGCGGAACCTTGAGCTGTAAAGTTAATTGTTGTACTAACAACCTGCTCAGTTGAAACTGTTGGAATTGTTAACACAGCTGCTGGCATTTCGAATTCAACGCGAGTTGCGTTTGAAATACCACCCACTTCAAACTGCACAGAGAATGCTGGGTCAACATCAGTTGTAGAACCTGCTAGCAAGTCAGCTAGTAGACCCGCTGTGTTTGAGGCACCTGCACGTAGGTAAGCGTTTAAGCTTCCAGTAATAGCACGAGTACCAGTAAAGTAGGTAAACGGACGGTTAACAACACCCAAGTTAGCTGGTGTTAAGTATGTTAGGTTGTTGGCAATTGTTAGCGAACCACCAGTAATAGCTACGTTGAAAGTAGCGCCAGTTCCATCGATACCTTTTTTCAGTGTTAGAGTGCTCAACTTATTGGCAATAAACGGTGCAGTAGTATTCTTGCCTTTGGCACTTCCGGTCAAGCCGCCACCAAAAGTAACTGTTGTGCCTGTTGTAGCAGTTAAACCAGCTAGTTGACGTAAAATAGCACCACGACCAGTCCAAGCAACCATTGCAATAGCGTCTAAGCCAAAGTCAACTGTAGCAGTGTCCAAGGCACAGTTATCAATAATATAGCTTACGCCGTCAATAACAATGATTAGTCCAAACTTTTGTAGTTGGTGTGATTGTGAGTTACCGGCAACCAATGTGGCTGATGTAGTACCTTCTACCCAAGCAGCATTTGTGTCACCAATTGAGTCTGTGGCAAACATTGCGTTCCATAGCACACTTTCTTCACAGGTAATGTTAACACCACCATCAGCAGGACGCATATAAGTTGACATTGAAAAATCAACTGGCTCTAGTGCTGTGTTAAAGCTACGCTGGCCACGAACTGGTGCAGCACCGCCTTCGTTTAGTGTAACTGTTTCAGCTGTTGTGTTTTGTGAAAAACTGAAACCGTCCAAAACTTGGATTTCACGAGTGTTTGCTGGCAAAAATCCGCTAGCAGCTACTACGCCTGTTTCAGCATTTACGTTAGTCGTGAAGAATACGCGACTATTACGAATTAAATTAAATGACATATTTCATTTCCTTTTTTAGTTTGGCGTTGTAGTACATTAACTAGACTTTTATCTGTTGCAGGTACTGTAACGCAAGAGCTTACATTATGGCGTAACGCACTTGTAAGTTAATTTCACCGACTGCATAAGGTGCTAATAGCCCCTCGTCAGTAGTAATTGACTGAATCAATATTTCAGTAGTTTCGTAGTTTTTGTCCAGGTCGTATACTAACACACGGTTTGCATCTACGCAAGTTTCCACATCTTCTAGCAACTGTTCAAGTTCTAGTTGAGCTTCTTCGCCTCGGCAGTATACTTTGACTGCGATTCCCAGGTAACCCCAAGTAAATCCGCCGGGATGATACTCGCGCATTTCTGATCCAGGTGTAAGATACACAGCAGGAAAATCTTCTACTTCGTCCCAGAATTTTAGCTTTGCATATGCATTGCCACTTAGGTTGACTTGGTAGGGAGTATTACCGTCAACCAGTTTTAGTTTGTCTGTGAGTGCTTTTATAATGGATGTTCTACGACTCATACGTTTACTGCCCTTAAACGGTTACCTACTTGGGTTGCTGCAATTTCACGAATTGACTTTGATATCAGCAGCTTAGGGTCACGTGACCTTGGGTACTGTTGCTGCCCACCACCACTAAAAGTTGCATAAGGATTTTTCATGTACGAATAAAAAGCGGTAATCATTCCTGCTCGGCTTTCACTTATGTACTCTACTTTGGCTGAGCTAGCAAATCGTCCTGTGCGGTAGTTTAGTAAGTCTCGTCGATTTCCGTCGCCCATGTTGGCGCTAATTACGTCTTGTAGTTGCTGATTGATTAGGTTTTGTAGATTGACTAAACTAATGCCGGCATCTATACTAGGTTTAGCTTTTTCTGGCTTAGGCTTATTTGCCTTTATCTTGTTTTTTAACTTCTTTGCATCCTGTATTAATTTTTTATTAGGATTAGTTTTTAATTTTACAGGTAACTTTTTAATAATAGGATTTTTAAGTTTACCACTGTATACTTTTTTATTTTCCTTGCCAGTAGATAGCACACTAACTAAGTTAATAGCAATAAGGTCGATAAAGCTAGGAGAACTTTTGCTCTCTAGCAGCATCATACCTGTTGAGCTATTATTAACGGCCTTTTCTATTTCTCTTGAATCAGGCGTAAAAACTTTTCTAAGCTCTTCGATAATTGCTTTACTAGCACGTCCTGACGACCTATTTAAAATGCTATACTGCATCTCTACTAAATACTTATCTACCGATTTAGTATAGTCTATATTATCAATATTTTGATATATTTCTTTTGATAGGTTTGCTGACTGTAGATCGTCCTCTTCTAAACGCTTGATATAAATATCTAGAGCATGTAACAAATTCTGTTTTATTGTGTCAGCTAATTGTGAAGATTTTTGAATCTCATTTCTAAAAGACTTACTTAAGTTTGTGCCTACAGATACTACGTGACCTTTGTCAAAGAAACTACCGATAGAGAACTTTGGCATAGAGTCAATTTTTTGCCACTCTCTTCTATATTCAGACTTAGTAAGAGTAGGGTCATCTTTTAATTCTTGCTTTAATCTATCTTTGTGTATTTCGGTCTGTTGATCTAAGTAATATTCTATTTCCTGACTAGTAAAGGCTCTGTTTAATACATCGGTTATTGTATCGAAAGCAATTCCTTTATATAAAACAGCATTTTGCCCAGCTATTTTTTGTAAAGAGCCTTTTGTACCGTCAATACCTGAATTATCAGCAAGTTTTTGTAACATGGCCTGCACATCTTCCGTACTAGAAGAGCCAGTAATTGATTTAAATATATTGGAAACGTCTTTAGCAGTGATTAAAAAATCTGTTTTAGTTGCTCGCTGTTGGGATGCTCGTAACTTATCAACAGTTGAACTGACTATATTTTTCTCTAATGAGTTAAACCATTTCTTATACACCTCTGATTGCAGTGCTTGATTAAACTCTTGTACACTCATGTATAATCCGCCACATAAAAGTCTAAGACGCGTTTAATATGTGCAGGTAAGCTAGTAGTTGAAATGTATTCGATTTGCACCGCATTTGTGCCAGGTGCTTTAGTTGAATGAATAGCACCATCATTTTTGCGATAGTATGTAACCAAGTCTAGTACTGCCAAACGCAGGTCTTCTGGTACTGTTTCGTATCCAGCAAAATAACTTACCTTGTATCCATTGATCATTGGCTTAAATCCGCTGGGATCAATTGCTACTACAAAGTCTCCTGTGGGTACCCAGTCTGCGAACTTTGTTAGCTTAGTGTAAGTTTGGCCATAGTCTGTACTACGCTGTACTGAAATAACTTGTGTAACAGGTGTTTCTTTTAAGATCAGTGAGCCGTAGCCGCCGTCAAATACTTCAGTTTTTGCTTCGTCGTAGTAGTCTACGAATGTGCGGCGGCAATATGTTTTTACTAGTTCGCTTACTTTTGGAATCAATAAGTCGATTTCTGCATCTTGATTAGTACTGGTGATGCTAGCGTATGTTTTATATTCCGCTTTTGTGATTAAATTTAGTCCCATTTAGCATACCTTTCTTGTTTTATAAATGCACCAGAGTACATTTATAAAACAAGACCCCGAAGGGTCTTGCTTATGTAGATTAAGCTACGAAACGTAGGGCCGAAACTGCTGGGCCTAGGTTAGTTGTAACTTGAGTCATGCCAGTACGTAGGCTAGCTACCATAACACGACGTTGTGTTTCTACTAGGTCTTGTGTGTCAACACGTAGACCGCGTTGATTACCAACCAAGAAGTTACCTGGTGCAAAACAGATAGCGCCAACAGCGCCAGCAGCTTTGTCTGCAAATTCAGCGCTTACGATAACTGGTGTGTTACCAATTGCACCGATTTGACCTGTTAACAATGTAGCAATTGTGCCAACTTTGTCAACTGTTAGGAAGTTTGTGTCTTCTAGTAGATCGTAGTAACCTTCTGTGCTTACGATGTAAACTAGTTCTGAAGGATCTAGACCCCAAGCACCTAGGTCACGACGCATAGCTTGTAGCTTGGCAACTGTCATTTTGTCAGAATCGCTGATATCTAGAGTAACGGCGCTTACTGCGTCATAACCTGCTAGACCTTTAACTGGGTCTGAGCCTGTGCCTTCACCACGTAGCATAGCGCGGTCAACAGCGCGAGCAACACGGCGAACCATGGCGTCACGGATAACAGGCATGATTGCCAACAGAGCGTCTTCTTCTTCTTCGAAAGCAACGTACTCATTGGTAGCTACCTTGAATGCACTCAAAGTGATTTCCTTTAGAGCGTGGGTAGCATTGTTACCGGCGCTGTTTGAAGAACCCCACTGACTGTTCTGAACCCAAGAGGCAACAGTTGCTTCTGGATTTAGAGGGATCTTCATTACGTTGGTCTGAATGTTGATGCCACGTAGTGTAGGAGCAACAACTAGACGACGAAGTACTTCGTTTTCCATATTTAGAAATATGGAA